CAAAGGCATCGACCGCGACACCGACCAGCTTGTCGATGAGGATGGTGGCGTTGCGGATGACGCACGGCACCTGCGCATCCTTGTCGGCATCAGCCAGGGCAAAGGCGACGACCGCGCCCGCTACAGCACCCGCCGGAATGGTCGGCAGGGCGCCTTTGAACGGCTCGTAGCCTTTGTCGGTCAGCACCAGCACCTCGCCTGCCTTGACCGCCTTGGCGGCTTTGACACGCGTGCGGCTGTTGGTCGGGTTGGCCTCCCAATGGAGGAAAGAGGGTTTGTCGTACTGGATGGTTTGCGTTGTCATGGATTACTCCTTGAGGTTGGGTAACAAAAAACCCGCTCAAGGCGGGCATGAAAAAAGCCCCGCGTGGGGGCTTTGGTCAAATGTGGGAAAATCCCACATTTGAGGGTCAGAATGTTGCGCCTAGCTCTAATAGCTCGCGCATGGCATCGCCGTACTGTTGGCGCTCCTCGGCGGTCGCCGTGAATGGGTTAAGCGGTTGTCCACCACCCAGCGGGCGCATACGCGGGGCGTAGGGATACAACCCCACCGGGTAATCATCTTTGTGTGGCGCGATACTGAAGATGCAGGCGGCGAACTGCTCAGCGTTGCGCATGGGGTCAGTAATGCGCACCGGCACAAACACATTAGCGCTGTCGCTCCACTCACCGCCCTGCCGCCCAATCGCGGTGGCACGCTCGATTTCCTTGCGCGCATCACCATCGTCACCGTGCAATTCACCTGTCACCAAGTCCAGCGCAAATGGCACATCCATGAAGATGAATTCCAATGTTTTCACGGGTTAAACCTCATCAATAATCCAAGTGTCAAGTGTAACAGTTCGCGGTCGTTGTCTAACATTTTTTTTAGCAGGTGGGCATCGCCACCAAGCAAGGCCTGGAATGCCATTGTCAGCACTTCTCGCGGTTGCGGATTTTCGTCGTCGCCGTAATTGCGACCAATGTAACCGTCCACGAAATTATCCTCACGTCCGACCTCTTCAATCGGATAGCGCGACGTGCCTTTCTCTTTTGCGAACTCTGCCAACGGCTTTGTTTTCTCGCCCGCTGTCCGCGTCAGCCAGTATTGTTTGAAATAGTCATTGAGGCCGGGGATTGTCCTTTGCAAACGATGGCCGAACTCATGGATACTGATTTTCGCCGCCTGATACGTAACTTCTTTGCCCGCCATATCATTCAGATAAAGCAAACTATCGCCTGCCTGAAAATCATCAGCAAATTTAGAAAATACGCGATATTTTTGTTTGCTTAGCCATCTCTCGCTCTGCATATACGGAAGTATTTCATCATCTATATAGGCGTGGTACCCCCGCTCTTTTAGGTTGCGGATATACACCGTCCCTGATTCGTTTGCTTTATTAACCCATGAGGCAGGATAGCGCTTAATGGCATCCTGAAATTTCTTGGTTGCATCACCTTCAGCCTTCACCGTCGCACCGGTTTCAACTCCTTCTCGTTTGAACACTTCCTGTATGGCATTCAAAAATTCGTTGCGCTTCTCCGAGATTACCTCGTCCATTTGATGCGGCAATTTATCTCGCAGCCAATCAAAATTGACGTTGTCCAATAAATCTGCGTGCTTCTGCCATATCTCCTCGCCAATTTTTGCAACGTCCTGCCAATTTTCGGGCGAAGGTAATGATGGCGGCGGCTCCGTGTATGTGGCCTTGCCAAGCCCCGTCTTCGCCTCGCGTTGGCGCAGGTAATCGGTGAGGTCGCTACGCTCCGGGCTATGCGCCCAACCGTTATCCGGCGCGGCGGTGTGTTGCACGCCATGCTCGTCCTCCCACGTCGGGATTTCGGTTGGCGCTCCTGTGTAACCAAACGCCTTTGCCTGTCGCTCGGACAAACTCATCATAGAGCAGCGGCAGTTAAAGCCATTTGGGGCGGCTAATTGCTGCCAACGCGGGTCATCCACCGGCATCATCAACCCGTGCAGAGCGTGGTGTGCCGGGCGGGTGCGACGGTCATTGATGGCAACGTAGCGCAGGATGGGGCGGCGTTCGGCGTGGGCGCGGAAGTGTGTCCATTTCGCCCCGTTGTAGGATGACAGCACCGCCGTTCTGAACACGGTCTCCTGATAGTGTTGCGGGAGCGCCAGCATCTCCGGGGTGAGCGCCTGCTGCCACTCGCGGAAGCTCTTGCCCTCCTCCAGCGCCTTGATGAGGCTCTGCTTGACCTGTTCGATCTGCTCAACGTCGCTAATTTTGGCGAGCGTCCACGCCTCTTGCCGCAGATGTTCCAGCCGCGCATAAAAGTCTGCCGCTGGCTCCACGCCACGGGCGCTCAGGTAGTCAGCAGCAGAGGGATAGTGCGCCATCAGTAACGCCCCTTATCAGCATGGACGTAGCCTTGCGCTGATGCCAACGCCAACGCGCCCGCCAGCCAATCAACGTACTTGGTGTCGTCGTGGTCGTCGTAGAGCAGCACCAGGCGGCGCATCAGGTCTGCCTCGTCGTGTGCCTCGCGGGCGACGGCAAGCACCGCCTCTACACCGAGCATTTCCGGGGCGTCCTTGAGCGCAGCGGTAATCCCATCCTCCACCTCTTGCGCACCCGGTGTCAGCTGCGAGAGTGAGAGCGAGAGCTTTGGCGTAGCTGGCGCGGCCGCCACCACCCGGAAATGCTGCGGCTCGAAGCCGTAGTTGTCGAGGTAGTATTGTTCGGTCAGCTCGATTTTGCCGGTGTTGAGCAGCGCCACGTCGCGTTCCCAGCGGCTCTTGTCTATCGCCTGCGCGCGCTCGTAGGTGAAGTACACGCCATCGCTGTCCATGCCGTTGATAGTGAGCAGGCAATCCACCAGATGGTTGATGCCGCGCTCCACAAAGGTCAGATCGGCGTCGGCAATGTCGCGGGTGAAACCGTCGTCGGTCTCCTGCGCAGCGCGCGAGCCAGTCTCCAACTCAGAGGTCAGCACCCGCCCCAGCAACGTCTTCTGGATGCGCTGGATTTGGTGGCGGGTGTATTTTTCGTGTGCGGTGCCGTCGTCGTTGGCGGAGACAAACTCAATGGTGTCCTGGTCGCTCATGGCGACGACGCCATCGGCAACGGCGGTTGACCCCGCAGCGGCCAGTGCCGCCAAATCCCGCTGTGCCTCGTCGCGGTTGGCAGTATTGACCGCGCTCTTGATGACGGTAATCGGCGAGGCGTGACGCTCGGTAAACTTGCTCCAGAACTGCTCGGCGTAATTCTTGGCGAACCACGCCCAATAGACACGGGAGAGCAGTGCATCGCCGTAAGGGTTGGTCTCATTGACATTGACCGCACCGCGCAGCACCTTTTCAGGGATGACCGCAACCTCGCCACCGTTCGGCGATTTCCAAACCAGGTTACCGTCAGCATCGGCCTTAAATTGCTCGATGACGCGCGGCACGATGGCGCGGATGGTCTTTTGCTCACCGTCCTGCCAGATAAGCTCGCCGATGCTCGACCCCACCCACAACGCCTGCATCATGATACGTACCGCGTCCTCGTACACGGCGGATACTGCCTCATAGAGCCAGTCGGTGTTGTCGCCCTCGATATGCCAGGCGTTGCCCATGACCGCCGCAGTCCGGCGGGCGACGCAGCCGGAAATCTCGTCATCGTAGAGCAGCTTGAGTAGGTCAGTCCGTGTCAGGTTGGCGCGTTTGAGCACCTCGTCCACGTCAGACGCCGAGAGCGAGTAGGTCGGCACAACAAACTGCGCCCCCGCCTTAACCGGGTTGATGCGCACTTTGGTCTGCGGCTGCTTGGTCTTACTAAACCATCCCCAAAACATCTTTGTCCTCATAATCTGTTACCCATACGTCGGCGGGCGGATGCCACCACGCTGCTCACGCCCATCCCGCCCCGGCGAATCATCGGCGCGCAGGCATAGCGTATGGCGTCGGGGCCGTGGTCGTGTCCCTCTGCCAGCTTGGGCAGTACGTCGCCGGTCAGCCGGTCGGTCTTGTAACTCCACAGACGCACATCCTCGGCGACGTGCCTACAAGCCGGGTGAATCACGATGTCCATGCCACGCAGCCAGCCGATGCCGTCCTCAACACTCCCCGGCCATTTGTCTGCCGCCCGCATCCCCGGATAGCCGTGGTTGCGCAGGTGGCTAATCATCTCTGGGCGAGCGCTGTCGGCACGGATGACGTGCTGCCGCGCTCCCTCGATGCGGTCAAACAGCGCGGGGACGTCCACCGTCTCCACATGCTCGCCCCATGCCTCTTGCTCGATATAGAGCGTCCGTCCGTCTATCCAGCACTTGACCATCACCGTCGGGTCGCTCGCAAACCCCCAGTCCACCCCGAAATAGGGGCCGTCCCATCCATCTTGCGGCTCAAACGCCTCAACGCGGTAGCAGCCGGCCAACACTTGCGCCGCCGACAGCACGGCATACTTGCCATGCCAGACGTGTTCAAAATCCGCCCAGGCATTCTTGTCGCCTGCATCCTGTCGCCGCTTGGCGCGCTCGCGGTCGTTTTCATACTCGTCCCACGTTTCCTTGCTCGCAAAGGGGTTGTCGTGCAGATTGACCTCTACCACGATGCTATCCGGCGGCGGGTCTGCCCGTAGCAACTGGTCAATCGGGTCGGTTTCGTTTTCGGGATTCCAGCTCGCCCAAATCTCACTGCCCGCTTTGCGGATGGTTGGCCGCAGCAGGCGCAGCGAGCGCGCCGAAATCGTCTGCGCCTCCTCAATCCAGGCGCGGTCAAAATCCTCAAGTGACTTAATACTGTCCGCCGTGTGGTCTTGCATCCCTTGGAAAATAATCAGCCCGCCCCCGTGGCGGTTGAGGATGAGATCGCGCTGGATGTCAAAATGCGACAGCACGCCGAGTTTCTCGATTTTCGCTTCAATTAGCGCCTTCACGCTGTGGCGTAGCGATTTCTGGATTTCGCGGATGCACACCGTCTTGCTGTTTGGGTCGAGCAAATGCGCCTCAACAATCGCCTCAGCGAAGAAATGCGACTTGCCGCCGCCCCGCCCACCATGCGCGCCCTTGTAGCGTGCCGGTTGCAATAACGGTAGCGCCCAGCGCGGGGTGTCAATGCGCATCGACAATCACCCGCTCAATGCGCGTCGGGGCGCTGTTGTTAATCTGGATGGCGGTGTCTGGGGTTTTGCCCAGTACGCATTCGCTCTGCGTTTTGACTACTCTCGATGCGCCCTCAACAACGGCCATCGCCCCCTTCACTTCTTCAATCTTCTCCGCTGCATCAGCCATCGCCACTGCTTTACCTGCGAGCGTCATTGCCGCCCCACGTAGTCTTTGCAAATCCTCATTGCGTTGCAGCTCCAGCGCCAAACGGTCGCTTACTTCGCGGCGCACCTCTTCGCGCAACGTTGCGTTAAGCTGTTGCGTTTCGTTGCGCAACGCTATCTTTTCTTTTTCGTTTTCAACGGTTGCAGAAATGAGGCGTTGCGTTTTCTCCTGATTCCAGCCCTCGGCCTTCGCCCGGCGGCTGATGTTGGACTTGTGGACGCCATACTCCTCCGCCAGCTCAGAAAATGATTTGCCATGCGCCTCATGGGCGGCTCTCATCTCCTCCCATTGCACATCGGTCAATCGTGCCATTACTGCCCCCGAGACTTGACGAGGGCATCGAGCTTGTCGTTAATCTTTTCAAACTGCGCCCGCATCTCGGCGCGGTCGGCATCAATACGGATACGCAAATCCTGCAACGCCTCACGCCGTGCCTGCTGCTCCGCAAGAATCGCCTCCTTGCGCGCCTGCTGCTCCGCCGCAATCTGCACATCCTGCAGAGCATTGGTTTTGTCAATATCGGCGAAATACAAAAAACCGCTGACCAGCATGCCCACAACCACCAACACATTGCCCATGCTGATGCGCCAATCAAACAGCGCTTTCTTGCCTTCAGTTTCCATCACACAAACTCCGCAACTGGCCAATGTGTTCCTTCAATCTCAACTCGCGCTCAACCAAATCCCGGTAGGCGTCGTCCGACAACGTCGCCAAATCCGTGCCCTTAACGACGGGTAGGGCTGGCATCGGCGGGCAGGGCGCAGGCGGCAAAGGTACAAACTCCACCCGCGCACAGCCCGCCAATACCAACAAACACAAAAACCGTTTCATTGCCATGCCGCCACCAACAAACTTGCGCCCCACATCAGCAGCGCCAGCCCGGCACATACCGCGAAAAAGAACGCGCCGGCCGCCAGCTTTTTCCCTACAAAACCTGCATCTTCTGCTGTCATCTTGCCCTCTACCTTGACCCGTGTTTTCGGGTTATACTGAATCATCGTTTAAGCCTTCCGTCTAAGGTTTGAATGAAGAAACCCCGCAGAGTTGCCGCCCTGCGGGGTTTTGCTTTATGCCTAAAAAAACCGCCCGGAGGCGGTGTCATCAAATATCCATCAGGGCGATTTCCACCATGCTGCGGTACTTCAGCGCGGCGGTGAGAATCACGATGCGGTAGCGGCGGTTTTCTTCCAGCGCGTCTGCAACGTTCATAAACGCATCCACAATCTCTTTCGCCAAATCCAGCCAGGTTTTGGCGGTAAGAAAATCACGCAGCTTTTTGGCGAACTCGTGAATGACGGCGATACCTTGCGACGCGCGGTCAATATCCTGAATGCAGGTGAAAACGATGCGGGCAACTTCTTCATTGACATCATCGGCGGTGTAATGCTGCATCGTCGGCCACAGGCGATGGATAACTCTGATATATTGCTCTTGGGTTTGTCGGTCTAAAGCCATGATAAACTCCTGATTTAGGTTAAATAAAAGTGCCTTGCGGCACCAGAAAGAGGACTGAAACCATGAAAAAACTCCTGATTCCAACCCTGTTCGTCCTGCTTGTCGCCTGTTCTGGCGAAAAGGCAGGCTCAGAACGCATCAAATATGAAAAAACTGGCAGCAACAAAGCATGGCAAGTGGGAGAAGCCGCATTGCGCGCCTGCAAAGATGAAGATGCCAAAAAAGAGCCTTGCGCAACCATCCAGCTAAAAGAAGGTGCATCCATTCCAAAACATCCGCTGACCAGTATTGATGACATTGCCGTGCTGTACGTTTACGATCCGACGATTAATCCGAACGACCCTGTAACGTCGTACAAAATGCGTTACAACTGCGAGTTTTTCCCGAACAAAAAAGACGAACCCGCGCTTTGTCTGAACCTTGAAGAAGCCAACCAGCTCCTTGCGCCGTTCGTGAAATAAAAACGGCGGCCAAAGCCACCGTCTTACTGATTCTCGAAATAATCACGTCTCCCCTCCCGGATAGCCTTCTCGGCTTCCTCGCGCTCTCGCTTGGATGCGACTGCCGACTGATTGGCGCGGGCCGCCCCCTCCTTGAGGCCGCC